GTAACTGGTACGGTATCAAGCATATCTAACCACGACACAGATGCTCTCAGTGAGGGATCCAGTAATCTGTATCACACTACTGCTCGTGCAAGAGGTGCAATAAGTGCATCTTCTGGTGTTAACTATAATAGTAGCACAGGTGCGATAACAGCAGATCAAGGTGAGGTTAGAGGATTCTTTTCCGCAAGTGGTGACTTGTCTTACAACTCATCGACTGGTGCATTCTCATTTAGTGAGACATACTCAACACCTGCCGAACTATTAACAGCAATTAAAACAGTTGACACAAACACAAGTGGTCTGAACGCAGATACACTTGATGGTCAAGAAGGAACACATTATAGAATTAACGTGTACAATTCAAGTGGTACACTACTAAACTAAGGTAAGAAATATGGCAACTCCAGACACAAGAGACGAACTAATTGACTATTGCTTGAGAGCACTGGGATCACCTGTACTGGAGATCAACGTGGCAGATGAGCAGATAGAAGATCGTGTAGACGAAGGTTTACAATGGTTCCGTGAATATCATCCAGATGGAAAGAGACGTTTCTATATTAAACACCAGATCACCCAAGCAGACATCGATAACAAATATATTGATCTTGGGCAGGATCTTCTTACCGTAGTTCGTATGTTCCGTGTGGATATGGCATCCGCATCTACCAACTTCTTTGATATTAAGTATCAGATGAGATTGAATGATATCGCAGACCTAAATAGATTTAGTGGTGATATGGCATACTACGAACAGATGCAACAACATCTATCATTACTTGATATGAAATTAAGTGGTGAACCATTGATAACGTTCGAAAGACAAAAAGACCGTGTTCATTTCTATCATGACGGAAAAGATTTTGTCATAGGCAACTATGTAATCTTTGAAGTATATGGGGATCTGGATCCAGATGTAGCAACGAACTCACCATTGAATTCATTGTGGAATCATAAGTTCTTGAAGTCTTATACTACTGCACTTATCAAGAAGCAGTGGGGACAGAACATGTCTAAGTTTGAGGGTATGCAATTGCCAGGCGGTGTTACTATTTCGGGAAGGCAGATCTATGATGATGCCAAAGAAGAGATAGAACAGATAATGACTAAGTTTAGAGAAGAAGAAGATGTCGGCCCGATGTTCTTCATAGGATAAAAGATGGCAACAAACCCATGGATTTCAAAGGAAGTACGTACCGAACAGAACCTGTATGAAGACCTCGTAATAGAGTCCTTACAGTTTTATGGTCAAGACGTATATTACCTTCCACGAGAACTTGTCAGCGTTGACAAAGTATTTCTTGATGACATACCATCACATTTTAGTGATGCGTATAAGATCGAGACTTATATTGAAAACGTGGATGGTTTCGGTGGAGAAGGTGATCTGTTTTCTAAGTTCGGTGTAGAACTAAGAGATCAAGCAACCTTTGTTGTTGCACGTAGACGTTGGAAGAAACTAATCGGTGATAAACTCGATTCATATAACTTCCGTCCACGTGAGGGTGATGTTATATACATCCCATTCTCTAAGTCACTATTTGAGATATTTAAAGTAGAGACAGAGACTCCATTCTATCAATTAAATAATCTACCCACATTCAGACTTCAGTGTGAGTTGTTTGAATACAACGATGAAGACTTCGATACAGACATCGAAGGTATCGATGATATAGAGGTAGAGGGTGCGTATCAGTATAGACTGACTATGGACTCCATTGCAAATGCAACTGCCACCGCAGTCCCATCTATTAACGTTGAAGGTCAACTAACTGGATTCACTACCACCAACCGTGGTAGAGGTTATACTTCAGCACCGACAGTAACTATTGCTCCACCCGCAGGTAACAATGCTAAGTTTGGCACATCTTCTCTTGATATTATTAGGGGACGTGGTGTTGAAACAACATACAATAAAACAGGGGCAAGTGGTGTAGTCGAAGCATGGGTCTATGTATCGGATCTAATAGACAATAGCATTATATTCATGACTGGTGGTAATGGTAATGATGACCAAACATATCTCTGGGGTATTGACAGTGTAGGTAGATTGGTGTATAGTAGAGGTAATAACAATGGGGGTGGACTAAACACTCTCACTGGTAACGACATACTATTCACAGAAGGCAACTGGCATCATATATTGATTGCTACTGTGGACACCAACAACATTTTAATCTATTTCGATTTTGATCTCAAACTGGATACTACTCTTGCGGGTGTAACATTCGACACAGTAACATCTAATGGGTTTGCTGTTGGTACAACTGCCGCTCGTGAACTTGATGGTGTGCAGTGGAGAACCTTAGAAGGATTCGTTGATGAGTTCCGTGTACAGGTAGGAACTAAAGCAGAACTTATTGTACCAAGATATGCTACAGTAGGAGATGACCAAACACTAACTACTGTTACTACGTCATATGCTCCTAATAGTACATACGATGCTACACTACAACACTTCGAACCAGTAACTGCCACTGCGAATGCTCTTATTGATGGTAGTGGTGAGTTGAGTGGTATTGAACTTACTAACATAGGTCTCTACTATAATACTCCTCCTGCTGTTACATTATCCGCACCGTTTGCGGGTGGTAACTATAAACGTAATGAACAAGTTACACAGGTCAACAGTGAGTATACCATAACAGGAGAAGTTGTCAAGTGGTCTGATTCAGATAATGGATTATATCTTGCACACGTTGGAGCAACAGACGGCAAGTTTCATACATTCTCTACGACTGGACAGGTAGTTGGTGCAGAGTCAAATGCAGTATACAGTCCAAGTCTTGTAGGAGAATTACAAGAAATACAACAGACTATAATTGCTGAAACACCACAAGCAAATTTCTTTGATAATTTTGAAGGTGACTTCTTAGACTTCTCAGAAAACAACCCATTTGGAGATGTGTCGTAATGCTCGGTTCATGGTTCTATCATAAGAGAGTTCGTACTGCCGTATCGGTATTCGGATCTCTATTCAATAACATTTACGTTTTGCGACAAAACAATGCGGGTGAAACTATCTCCCAAGTTAAGGTGCCTCTATCATATGCACCTAAGAGATCCTTTGTTGAAAGATTAAGTGAGATGCGTAACGGAGAAGAATCCGAACGTAGAGTTGCAATTAAATTACCACGTATGTCATTTGAAATTACATCTATGACATATGATCCTGCAAGGCAGTTACCCAAAACAAATAACTTCTCTACAGCAGTTACAGGTAATAGTAACAAACGCAATTTATTCTATACGTCAGTACCGTACGACATATCATTTGATGTAAACATATATGCCAAGTCTCAAGACGATGCATTACAGATGGTAGAACAGATACTACCATATTTCAATCCACAGTACACGGTGGCAGTTAAACCTTTCGGTTTGACTCATCCAGAGATAAAAGAAGATGTTCCTATATCCTTACAGGGAGTTTCATTCTCGGATGACTTCGAAGGATCCGTAGGAGATCGTAGAACGATTATATACACATTATCGTTTGTAATGAAAATTGCATTCTACGGCCCAGATAGAACACAGGGTGTTATCCGAACAGTTAACAATAACATATATACAATTGGTGATAGTGATACTTTCCAACTCGCAATGCAGACAACATTGACTCCAGCTGGGGTGAGTGCTGATAGTGATTATGGATTTAACCTTGCGTATTTAGATAGTGCTCAGTAACTACTCTTGGTATATAAAACGTAAGTACGGTTACTCTCTATATAAGAAAGGTAGAATAGTAGATATATTAGTATGACAGAAAAAAACATTGATAAAGATTATGAAACTTCGAGGGATACCTATAACGATTTGATCGAGAAGGGTAGAGAATCTCTTGAGTTAATGATAGAGGTGGCACGTGAAAGTGAACACCCCCGTGCATTCGAAGTTCTTTCGGGCATGATCAAAAACATTTCAGATGTCAATGACAAACTTATGGATCTTAATAAGAAGTATAAGGATGTCACCAAGGAAGACGATCCCAAGAAACTCGAAGGAACTACCAATAACAATCTATTCATTGGATCTACTACCGACTTACAAAGACTATTACAGGATGATGCCAAAGTGATTAACCATGACGATTCAGACTAAAGAGTCCTACTTAGGCAATCCAAACGTAAAAAGAGACGGGATAGCAGAAGAGTGGACAAAACAAGATATATTAGAATACCAAAAATGCATGAAGGATCCTGCATACTTTTGTCGTACCTATGTAAAGGTGGTGCATCTTGACAAGGGACTGGTATCATTTGACCTTTACGACTATCAAGAAAAAATGTTCGAACACTTTGATAAGAATAGGTTTGCTATTGTACTTGCTTGTAGACAAAGTGGTAAGTCGATATCAAGTGTCGGATACTTACTCTGGTACGCATTATTCCACCCCGAAAAAACAATTGCTATCCTTGCAAACAAAGGTGCCACTGCACGTGAGATGTTATCAAGGGTTACTCTCATGCTTGAGAATCTCCCCTTCTTCCTACAGCCTGGTACAAAGGCACTTAACAAAGGTAGCATTGAGTTTAGTAATAATTCTCGAATTATTGCCTCTGCTACTTCTGGTTCCTCTATTCGTGGTATGTCTGTTAATTTACTTTTTCTCGATGAGTTTGCTTTTGTTGAAAACGCAACTGAGTTCTATACTTCAACCTATCCAGTTGTATCTTCGGGTAAGGATACAAAAGTTATCATCACGTCCACAGCAAATGGAATCGGAAACCAGTTCGAAAAGATCTGGACAGGGGCAATACAAGGAGTAAACGAATACAAAGCATTTAGAGTAGATTGGTGGGATGTTCCTGGCCGTGATGAGAAATGGAAATCAGAAACAATATCTAATACATCTCAGTTACAGTTTGACCAAGAGTTTGGTAATACCTTCTTTGGAACTGGGGACACACTAATAAACGCAGAGACTTTAATGGGTCTACGTGGTCGTAATCCTCACAGAATACTTGAATCTGGGGATGCTTTATGTTATAGTGAACCTGTTAAGGATCACGAATACATCATGACAGTTGACGTATCGAAGGGAAGAGGACAGGATTATTCCACGTTTAACGTGATCGATATTACGGAACGACCATTCAAGCAGGTGTTGACGTATCGCAACAATACTATTTCTCCCTTGCTCTTTCCTAATATTATATATAAGTATGCGAATCTCTACAACGAGGCATGGGTTGTTGTTGAGGCAAATGATCAAGGAACTGTAGTTTGTAATGGTCTGTATTATGATTTGGAGTATGAAAACCTTCACACATCTTCCGCAGTAAAAGCAAACTCACTTGGTATCGAGATAAACCGCAAGACTAAAAGACTTGGGTGTTCGTCTATTAAAGATATACTTGAGAGTAATAAATTAGAAATATACGATGAGAATACTATACTTGAGATCTCTACCTTTGTAGGTAAGGGACAATCATATCAAGCATCTGACGGCAACCATGATGACCTAATGATGAACTTGGTTATGTTTGGATACTTTGTATCTACTCAATTCTTTGCTGATATGACAGACATCAATCTAAAACAGATGATGTTTGAAGAAAAGATGCAAGCGATTAAGGACGATGTGCTACCCTTCGGTGTTATTGACGATGGGATAGATGATGGATTAATAACAGAAGGTGAGTTCAAAGGGTGGCATTCGATAGACACTCTGGGTGACCGTGAATTCTAAAGATAATGATTGTTATAAATATAAGTATTGAGATTATCCGTATTATGCTTAACTTATAATTCGACAACGAATAAAACAAAAGGAAAATGCTATGGCTGTTAAACCTGCTTCTCCTCGGATCAATATCAGTGAGATTGACAAAACGGCAATAGTGCCCGCTGTTGGTTCTTCTGGTGGTGGTTTCGTAGGAAACTTCCGTTGGGGCCCTGTGCACGAAAGAACTTTGATCAGTGATGAAACTGGTTTGGTTACTACGTTCGCAAGTCCAAACGACACGAACTCAGTGGATTTTCATTCCGCTGCGTATTTTTTAAAATACTCACAAACACTACAAGTAGCACGTGAAGTAGGCGCAGGGGCACAAAATGCTCACAGTGCAACTACTACACTTGCGGACTCCGCAGGGGGCACTCAACTACTTGTAAATAACCTCGCACATTGGGAAGATACTGTTTCTTCTGCTGTAGGTGAAGGTGCTTCTAAACTCTCATCTGGTACTTGGATTGCAAAATATCCAGGCGTACTTGGAGATGCTTTAAGTGTATCTTTCTGTCCTGCTTCTGATTCTGCTGGCGCAGAACACTTCACTGGTTGGGCATATGCCTCAAACTTTGATGGGAAGCCTGGAACATCATCTTATGCAAATACAAACGGTGCATCAAACGATGAAGTACACTTAGTGGTCTTAGACCGTACTGGTGCTATCACTGGAACGCCTGGCGCTGTTCTTGAAAAGTTTGCTTATCTTTCTGTTGCTAAAGGTGCTCTTACTCCAGATAACTCACCTAACTATATCGCAGATGTAGTGAATTCAAATTCACAATACATTTGGACTGGTTACTTTGGTGACGATACTGCATTCGGTGGTTCTGCATTGAACCTCGACAGTGACGCTGGATGGGGAACTATACCAACTTTAGACACTGCTGTAAACTACGGTTTAGGTAGTGGTCTTACAGATGCAGCGATGACTTCTGACTTAGGTGGTGGACATGACGGTGCAACTCTTGGTAATTCTGATTTCTTAGCAGGTTACGACCTCTTCGAAGACAAACTTACTACAGAGATTGACTTCCTAATTGCTCCTTCTTATGGTACAGCATCAAATGGTGCAACAATTGTAAATGACCTAACGTCAATTGCAACTGCACGTAAAGATTGTATCGTAGTAGCATCTGTGGACAAGAGTGGTGTTGTGGGTAAAACTAACAGTCAACAATCAGCAAACGCAGTAACTTTCGTTGACGGATTAACAAAGTCTTCTTACTTGGTTGTAGATAACAACTACTTAAAAGTCTTTGATAAGTATAACGACAAATACATCAATATACCTGCATGTTCAAGTACAGCAGGATTGATGGCGGCAAGTGATATTATCGCAGATCCATGGTATTCACCTGCGGGTCAGAGACGTGGTAACTATCGTGGTGTTACTGACATCATTGCCAACCCAAACCAAACCCAACGTGATCAACTGTACAAAGCAGGTGTTAACCCAATTGCCAATATTCCTGGCTCTGGTTTAATCTTGTTTGGTGACAAGACGTTGGAAAGCAGACCTTCTGCATTTGACCGTATTAACGTACGTAGATTGTTTATAGCAATCGAGAAGTCAATTGGTGAAGCTGCTAAAAATGTAATGTTTGAATTCAATGACGAGTTTACTCGTGCAGAGTTTACAAACATTGTAGAACCTTTCCTCAGACGAGTAAAAGGTCGAAGAGGTATTACTGACTTTAGAGTTGTATGTGATGACACAAACAACAATCAAGAAGTAATTGACAATAATCAATTCGTGGCAAACATCTTTGTGAAACCTGCACGTTCTATCAACTTCGTTCAATTGAACTTTGTTGCTGTTAGAACTGGTGTAGACTTCGAAGAAGTTGTTGGCACGGTTGGCGCATAAGGAGATTAGACATGGCAATTTTAGGTGTAGATGATTTTAAATCTAAACTCAAAGGTGGTGGCGCACGTCCTAACCTCTTCAACTGTAAGGTAAACTTCCCTGCATATGCTCTGGGTGATGCTGAATTAACATCATTCATGGTAAAGGGTGCTCAACTTCCTGCTTCAACTGTTAGTCCAGTTATTGTACCATTCCGTGGTAGGCAATTGAAGATCGCTGGTGACAGAACATTCGAAGAGTGGACTGTAACAGTGATTAACGATACAGGTTTTGAGGTACGTGATGCAATGGAACGGTGGATGAACGGAATCAATTCTCATAACGAGAATACTGGTTTCAATGATCCTGCTGAATATCAGACCGACCTATCCGTTGATCAGTTAGACAAAGATGGACTCGTAATTAAAACTTACGCATTCCGTTCGTGCTTCCCAACCAACATTACTGCAATTGATCTTAACTACGACACTGTCGATACTATCGAAGAGTTCCAAGTTACGTTCCAAGTACAGTACTGGGAGTCAAGTACAACCAGTTAATGGTTGACTAAATATATGCGTAGGGAGGATTTTCTCCCTACGTATTATTTTAATTTGAAGGTAAGGATATGGCAGACGACAACAATAGCATAATGAAACTCTTTGGTTTCGAACTTGTTCGTTCAAAGAACAAGGACGTGGGCAAAGACAATGAGAAACTCCCATCAATCGTTCCGAAGACGGATGACGATGGTGCGGGTTATGTTACTGCGTCTGGTAGTCACTATGGTCAATACATTGACATAAATGGTGACAATGCTAAAGACAATGCTGAGATGATCATGAAGTATCGTGGTGTCGCAACTCATCCAGAAGTTGATGCCGCTATCGAAGACATTGTAAATGAATCCATTAGTGGATCAGAGAACGAAGCACCTGTTCTCATAAATCTTGACGGTGTAGAAACTTCTGATAAGATCAAGAAGTTAATGACAGAAGAGTTCGACAACATTTGTGGTATGTTGAACTTCAACGAATTAGGTCACGACATATATAGATCGTGGTATGTGGATGGACGTTTGGTTCACCACCTTGTAGTAAACGAAGGTAATATGAAAGCAGGGATCCAAGAGATCCGACCTATTGATGCTACTAAGATACGTAAGGTAAAGGAAGTAAAGTATAAGAAGGATAACAAGACTGGTGCGAAGGTTGTAGACAAGACAGATGAGTTCTACGTATTCCAAGAAAAGAATCAAACCCAATCCGCAGTTAAGTTAACACCAGATTCAGTATCATATGTTACATCTGGTCTAACAGATCCTTCACGTAAGAGTGTAGTCTCTTACCTGCATAAAGCAATTAAACCCATCAACCAGTTGCGTATGATGGAAGACAGTCTGGTGATTTATCGTCTCGCACGTGCACCAGAACGTAGAATCTTTTATATAGATGTTGGTAACTTACCTGCAAACAAAGCAGAACAACATATGAAAGAGATCCAGACTCGTTATCGTAACAAGTTAGTATACGATGCAAGTACTGGTAATTTAAAAGATGACCGTAAGCATATGAGTATGCTTGAAGATTTCTGGTTACCACGTAGAGAAGGTGGAAGAGGTACTGAGATTAGTACACTACCTGGCGGTGATAACCTTGGACAGATAGACGATATTGTCTACTTCCAGAAGAGACTGTATCGTTCATTGAACGTACCTATTGCTCGTTTGGAGCAAGAGACACAGTTTAGTCTTGGTAGAAGTACTGAGATTAGCAGGGACGAAGTGAAGTTCCAGAAGTTTATCGACAGATTACGTAAACGTTTCTCAACAATGTTTACTAATATTCTGAAGAAACAACTTATACTGAAGGGTATTATCACCCCCGAAGACTGGCAGTCATGGAGAAATGATATTCAGATTGATTTCATCCGTGACAATCACTTCACAGAATTAAAGGATTCTGAGTTACTTAGAGAAAGACTAAGTACTCTTGATCAGTTAAGTCAATACGTTGGTGAATACTTCTCACGTGAGTGGGTTATGAAGAACGTAATGATGATGTCCGAAGAGGATATCGAAACAATGAAGGATCAAGTCGAGGCAGAAAATGCCAAGGGTGGATCCGATGAAGATGAATACTAATGAGTTACAGAGATTACGTAGCACAGCATAGTGATTTAAACTGGGACGGTCAAGAAGACCGTTTCGATGACTTTGAGAAAGTAGGAGAAAACGATGAGTGAAGTAGAAAATAACGAAGAAGTTGCAGTAGAAGCAGAAGCATCTAATGTAGGTAACATTGATAACTTTATCGATGCTATTGCACAACAGAACTTCAACCGTGCTAAAGAGCACTTTGATACTGTCTTAGGTGACAAGATGAATGATGCTTTAGAAGCAGAAAGGTTGTCTGTTGCAGACACTATCTTTAATGATGCACCAGAAGAACCAGAAATGGAACTTGGTGATGCAGATGACGCATTTGAAGATGACGAGACTGAAGAGGTAGAACTCGAAGTAGTAGACGAAGTCGAAGAAGATGACGTTGTTGTAGACGAAGTTGAAGAGGATTAAATTAATTCTCTGTTAAGATATTTATTTGTATAAATAACTGTATAACTTTTAATTAAAACAAGTAATTAATATATGCCGAGTTTCAAAGAGATAAGAGAGAAGTACTCACCAAAAGGTAAAGTTGTCTTCTCTGGTAAAGCAGGTGGCAAGATTGCCAAGGTTGCTGTATCTATTGTTAAGGAAATAAAGGGATTCACTGTTATTATTGACGGTGATAAACTTGATACTTACAAGACTGAATCAGAGGCAAAGAAGAATTTAAAAATTACTGTAAACGAACTTGGCGGTAAAATGAAATGAAACTAATCAGTGAATTTACAGAAACAAATTTAGAATGTCTGATTGAGAAGAAAGACAACGGTGATAAGAAATATGTCATCGAAGGTGTCTTTGCTCAAGCAGATCAAAAGAACAGGAATGGACGTGTTTACCCTAAACCAATTATGGAAAGGGCAGTAAACAAGTATGTTCAAACGCAAGTTAGCAAGAAACGTGCGGTCGGGGAACTAAATCATCCCGAAGGCCCTACGGTTAACTTGGACAAGGTTTCGCATCTCATCACAGACCTCAAGTTAGAGGGAAATGATGTGATCGGAAAGGCACAAATATTGGATACTCCAATGGGTAAGATCGTAAAAGGTTTGCTTGAAGGTGGTGTACAATTGGGTGTGTCAACTCGTGGTATGGGAAGCTTGGAGAACCGAAACGGTGTTGCGTACGTTAAAGATGATTTCATCTTGAGTACTGTGGACATTGTTCAAGACCCATCTGCACCAGATGCTTTTGTTAATGGTATTATGGAAGGTGTAGATTGGGTTTGGAATAACGGTATTTTGGAACCTCAAGTAATTGAAGATATGGAGACAGAAATCAAGAAGGCACCGAAGGCATACAGTTCTGCTGTACAAATTCGAGAGTTCAAAAATTTCCTCTCGTTAATCAAATCTAATATGTAAGGAGTCAATTATGACTGAAGAAAATAAAGTCGAAGTTGAACTTCACGATGAAGAAATTAACGACATTGTGGAGGAGAACCTCGAAGAAAAATCTGAACCAAAAGGATCCAGTGGTGCGGTTGATGCTCAACCTACCTCTGAAGTAGATTCTGTTGCTTCAGTAGATAAGGCAGCGGATGCAGTTAAGAAAGCACCTGTTCCTAAAACTAAGGCAGGTATGATTTCTGCTATGTACGGTAAACTTAATTCTATGAAGAAAGTAGACCTACAAGCATCATACGGTAAAGTCATGGGTGAAGATGTAGATTTTGAAGACGAAGCACTTGCTGAATCTCCAATTGATACAACTGCTGAACTCGAAGGAATCATGGAATCAGAGGCAACTCTATCCGATGAATTCAAGAGCAAAACAGCAATCATCTTTGAAGCATCGTTGAAATCAAAGTTGTCTGAAGAAGTGTCTCGTATCGAAACACAATATAAAGAAGAACTTGCTGAAGAAGTAACGACTATTAAGTCTGAACTTGTTGAGAAAGTAGATTCTTATTTAAACTACGTAGTTGAATCTTGGATGGAAGATAATAAGGTTGCAGTACAGAACGGTCTTAGGACTGAGATTGCTGAGAACTTTATGACTAAGATGAAGGATCTATTCGTAGAATCCCACATCGAAGTACCAGAGTCCAAGGTAGATTTAGTTGATGAATTAGCAGAGCAAGTTGAGGAACTCGAAGAGTCTCTTAACAAGCAAACTGGTGAGTCTATTAAATTGTCAGAAGAACTCGAAGTGCTGAAACGTGATGCTATCATCGCAGAAGCAAGTCGTGGTTTGGCAGACACCCAAATCGAGAAATTGAAAGGTCTATGTGAGAGCATTGATTTTTCCGATGATTTTGCCTCTAAGGTTGAGACCATCAAAGAACAATATTTCTCACAAACCGTAGTGGAAGATGTACAAATTGTAGATGAGGAACCAGAGCAAATTCTGGAAACTTCAAGTGCAATGGACTCATATCTCACTGCAATTAGAAAAACATCTAAAACACTATAATTAAGGAAACAATTATGAACTCTTACGATAAATTAATCGAAAAGTGGTCACCAGTACTGAACGAAAGTTCTGCTGGCGAGATTAAAGACCACCAACGTAAAGCTGTCACTGCCGCTATCTTGGAAAACCAAGAGATCGCAATGATGGAAGAACGCTCACAACACAACGGTTTCGGTGGGTTGAACGAAGCAGCGCCAGCAGGTGCTAATACTGGTTCAATCGGAACTTGGGATCCTGTGTTAATTTCACTTGTACGCCGTGCAATGCCTAATCTTATGGCATATGACGTATGTGGTGTTCAACCTATGTCTGGCCCAACTGGTCTCATCTTTGCGATGAAGGCACGTTATGGTGCAGGTGCAACTGGATCTCGTGAAGCATTATTCAACGAAGCAGAGACTAACTTCTCTGGTGTTGGTACTCACGATTCAGATAACGTATCTGGTTTCAACGGAATCGCTCCAGCGGCAGATAGTGCAGATGCACTACGTGCAGGTGGAACTGGTACTGGTGATACTACTGCCAATATGGAAGCATATGGTTCAAGTGGTGGCGCTGCTTTTGAAGAAATGGGTTTCACCATTGAAAAAGCAACTGTTACTGCTAAGAGTCGTGCTCTTAAAGCAGAGTACAGTTTAGAACTTGCTCAAGACCTTAAAGCAATTCATGGTCTGGATGCAGAAACTGAACTTGCTAACATTCTTAGTACTGAGATCCTTGCGGAAATTAACCGTGAAGTTATCCGTACTATCAATAGTCAAGCAAAAACTGGTGCTCTTCAAGCAAACGTAACTAAGAACGGTATCTTTGATCTTTCTTCAGACGCTGACGGACGTTGGTCTGCTGAGAAATTCAAAGGTCTTGTAGTACAAATTGACCGTGAATGTAACGTGATCGCTAAAGAAACAAGACGTGGTAAAGGTAACGTAGTAATCTGTTCTTCAGATGTTGCTACTGCTCTTTCTGCTTCTGGTATGCTTGATTACACTCCTAACATGTCTACTACCCTACAGGTAGATGATACTGGCAATACTTTTGCAGGTACTCTGAACGGACGTATTAAAGTGTATATCGATCCATATGCTCAAGCAGATTACATCACTGTTGGTTACAAAGGTACTAACGCATATGACGCAGGTTTATTCTACTGCCCATACGTTCCTTTGCAAATGGTTAAAGCAGTTGGGGAAGATACTTTCCAACCAAAAATCGGATTTAAGACTCGTTACGGAATGGCATCAAACCCATTTGTCGGTGCGACTCCTTCATCTGGTCTTGCTACTGCTAAGACTAACCAGTACTACCGTATCTTCCGTGTGGACAACATCCTCACATAAGAATACTTTAGTATTTGTTTTAAAGGGAGACTTCGGTCTCCCTTTTTTTTGCTTTATAACTTGTATAAATAGAGGTATAATTAAGAGGTTACTATGGCACTTACAACTAACAAAAATTACTTACAACCTACAGGATTCAAGTTTATTGTATCTGGGGAAGAATATCAGAACCTACAGTTCTTTGCTCAGTCGGTTACACATCCAGGCGCAAATGCCAACCCAGTAGAACTACCTGTAGCACGTGTTACATCTGTACCACTCGCAGGTGATAAGATCACATACTCTGAACTATCACTTGAAGTTATTCTCGATGAGGACATGAAGTCATATAAAGAAATGCAAAGTTGGTTGGAACGTATCGTCAATGAAGGACAGAGTAATACAATAGGTGGTGCCAAGACACAAACGTATTCTGATATTACTCTTATTATTCTCACATCACATAATAACAACAACGTAGAAATTAAATACTTTGATTGTTTACCTACCAATATCGGTCAGATAAATATGACATCAAACACGGGTGATGTAGTATACCCAACATTCACAGTAGGATTTAGATTTAGTTCATTCGAGATAAAATAATGCAGAACGTTAATATTATGAATCCCCAAGTGCAATCGTTGCTTGAAGAGTTTGAAATCTTTTTTCTTAATCAACAGGTTGAGTTAACCAATAATTACATTAATGGTGACAACCCAGACTATTGGACTGGAGATGAATATCTTGAGAGTATCATGAAAGATCATGACGGTAGTCCCAAGAATTCAAACTCATATTGTTTAAAACCACAGCACTATAATGGACTTGACTCTCAATACGAAATAGTGTATAATGATATTAACGACAGACTCTCTCTTGAACTTGGAGTAAGTCACAGTGCATTGTCTCAGATGTATCCACCCGATGGGTTTATCGCATGGCATACGAATGAGAATGCAATTGGTGCCAATCTGATCTTTACTTGGTCAGAAACTGGTGACGGTTACTTCGAATACCTCGACAAAGAAGGTAAGAAAGTACGTATGCAAGACAAGGTGGGTTGGTCGTGTAAATCGGGTTACTTTGGTGGACGTGAAGATAATCAACATGTGTACCATTGTGCGAGAACAAACTGCAAAAGAATTACTCTTAGTTATGTGTTTGAGGGTTGTCCTACTGAATGGTGGGATGATTGTTTGGAGCACGTACAACGAGGATAATTTCGTAATATATAATATAGAATGAGGAAAATATAATGTTAGATCTTGAAAGCATATTGAAAGAGTGGAAAGAAGACTGTGTGATTGGACAGCACAAATTAGATGATGTGTCTATGAACACCCCCAACCTACATGCAAAATACTTGCAGTACCTATCACTAACTAAGTTGCAACACAAACGTGCAGAGAATGCACAGTTGACTTTGTTGAAACAGAAGTGGTTGTACTACAATGGTAAGATGTCTCAAGAAGAGATTCTTGCCAGTGGTTGGGAACCAGATCCATTTAATGGACTAAAGATACTTAAAGGTGAGATGGAGTACTACTATAATGCAGATCCAGAGATACAAAGATCTGTAGAGAAGATTGAGTACTATAAAACCATTATAAGTACATTGACAGATATAGTTGATAATCTCAAGTGGAGACATCAAACTATTGGTAATATGATAAGGTGGAGACAGTTTGAAGCAGGTGGGTAATGGGTATTGATAATACCATAAGAGTGAGATTATTAAACCACTCGTACATGGCAATAGAATCTAACGCAGGTCAAGAACAAGAGTTGAGGGAACACTTCTCATTCTTCGTTCCAGGCCATCGTTATATGCCAGCGTTCAAACGTAAAGTTTGGGATGGTCGTGTTAAGTTATATAACATGGTCACCAAACAAATGAACGTGGGTCTGTATCATCACTTGAAAAAGTTTTGTGCTGATCGGTTCTATCCACTACAGATTGTAGACAATACCAAATATGGTATACCCTCACAGACTAATAACGTAGATCACCAGTCACTCATAAAGATTATGAAGGATTGGAAGATGCCGTTTGATCTAAGAGAGTATCAGTACAAAGCAGTAACACATGGTATCGAACAGAAACGATGTTTACTACTATCTCCAACTGGCAGTGGCAAGAGTTTTATTATATACAATTTAATGCGATATGTCAAGGAAAAAAAGAACGTTAAGAAAACTTTAATCATCGTACCTACCACATCATTGGTGGAGCAGATGTATAAAGACTTCGAAGACTATGGATATGATGTAGAGACTAACTGTCACAGAATATATTCTGGTAAGGACAAGACAACGGATTGTCCTATCATTATCTCTACATGGCAATCTATCTACAAGTTTGGCACGGACTTCTTTGAACAGTTCGAAGCAATATTCGGAGATGAGGTACACCTGTTCAAAGCAAAGTCATTATCTACTATGATGGATAAGTGTGTTAACGCAAGGTATAGATATGGCACGACAGGAACACTGGACGGCACAGAGACCAACAAACTTGTGCTCGAAGGTTTATTTGGCAAAGTAAACACGGTGACTACCACCGCACAATTGCAGAAAGATAAACAACTCGCAGAACTGGATATTTCAGTTTTACTACTGCGTTATCATAATGATGTATGTCACATGATGAACGGTAGAACTTACCAAGAAGAAATTGATTACATTGTAACAAACGAAGCACGAAACCGATTCATTACTAAGTTGACGGTTGACCTTAAAGGCAACACACTCGTGATGTTTCAGTTCGTGGAAAAGCATGGTAAGGTGTTAGTTGAACTTATCAGAGAGGCAGTAGAGGAAGGTCGTAAGGTCTTTTATGTCTCTGGTGAGGTCGATGCATCGGATCGAGAGAAGATACGTGGAATAGTGGAGAAAGAAAATGATGCAATTATTGTCGCTTCTTTGGGGACTTTTAGCACTGGGATTAATATTCGCAACTTACATAACATTGTGTTTGGCACTCCATCAAAGTCTCAAGTTAAAGTTCTCCAATCGATTGGACGAGGACTCAGACAATCAGACAACGGACAAGTAACAAAGTTATATGATATCGCAGATGATTTTCATACTAAAGGATACAAGAACTTTACTCTTAAACATAGTGCCGAAAGGATTAAGATATATACTAAGGAAGGGTTTAGATATAAGGTCTATCCTATAGATTTAAAAGGGACACAACTCCCAAAGGATAATGATGATGCAATATGATATTAAAAAAATTAAACAGTTAAAGTTAGTCTCTGGTGAAGAAATTATATGTGAGATCATCGAAGAAACAGATGACGATTTAATCGTTCGTGCACCTCTGCAAATTCAGTTTCATACTAATGATGATTCGACACGCATGTGGACATTCCGTTTGTTCATGTGTTACCAAGACGATCCCGATAGATTTGTTTTAGTTAAAGTCGATAAGATTATGGGTATTGCGAATCCTATACAGGAATTGGTTAGACAATATCTTAGGGGTGTTGATGAGATGTATATGTTTGATGATGAAGAGGACTTAACACCCGAACGTGAAGAAGATCCATGGTCATCGTGGGAAGAAAAGGTGAGTCTTGATAGTGATGGAAAAAGCAACGTTTTGAAGTTTCCAACGATACATTAATTGTGTATTCACTGGGGGGCAAACGTTAAGTTTATTATAGCACAGATTTTTTAATCTGTCAAGCGATATTTTAATTATTTTTATGAAGAAAGAAAAGATACTACAAGTAGTCAATTTAGCACCGAGTGAATCTTGGATAGAGAAGTTGACTGAAATCCACCCTATGCGTCAAATCGCATATGCTACTATAATACAAGCACTGGTATTCTTTGGTATGTTGGGAGCATTTAAATTGATAGGTTCTGTTGTATGAAAGTAGGATTCACATGTTCGGCATTTGATCTGTTACACGCAGGTCATATATCAATGCTTAGAGAAGCAAAGGATCAGTGTGACTACCTTATATGTGGTCTACAGGTGGATCCAAGTATAGACCGACCTAACAAAAACAAACCTATTCAAACAATCTTCGAACGATACTCTCAGTTGAATGCTGTGAAGTATGTTGACGAAATCATTCCCTACGTTACAGAGCAAGATCTGGAAGACATCCTATCCGCACTACAACTCGATGTGCGTATCATAGGAGCAGAATATAAGTCGGGTACATTCACAGGACGTGCCATATGTGCAAGTCGAGGTATAGAGATATACTTTAATAAGAGGGATCATAGATTTTCTACATCTGATTTGAGAGAAAGAGTTTGTAATCACTTGACAAGTGCAGACTGATTTGGTATAATATATGAAAACTAAGGAAACTAAAATGAAACCAAAAGATAAACCACATTACGTAAACAATAAGGAGTTCTCACTTGCAGTAGTAGATTACTGCACTAAGGTCAAGGAATCTAAAGATAAGGGTGAGAAACATCCTATCGTGCCAGATTACATCGCAACATGTTTCCTTAAAATCTGTGAGGGACTCTCACACAAATCTAACTTTGTAAGATACACTTATAGAGAAGAGATGGTCATGGATGCTGTAGAGAATTGTCTGAAGGCAATTGAGAACTACAACATTGAGACTGCCACTCGATCTGGTAACCCAAATGCATTCGCATACTTTACTCAGATCTCATGGTACGCATTCCTGCGTAGGATCCAGAAGGAGAAGAAGCAACAGGATATCAAGATGAAGTTTATATCCGAAGCAGGTATCGAACACTTCATTGATAATACTATACCTAACTCTCCAGATCAAGGACAGGAAGTGAACCAACACTATGTCGAACTATTACGTAGTCGTATTGATACCGTAAAAGAAGCAGACAAACAGTTCAAGGAATACGCACAAGAAGAGAAGAAGCAACGTAAGAGACGTGCAGTCAACGTTGACTCAGACCTTAGTGACCATATGGTATAACGCTTGACAAGGTGCATCTATTGTGTTACAATGGGTGTACTAAATGAAAATAGGTAATTTATTATGAGTATGGGTTATAACAATCCACAACTGGATAAACCGTACATACAACTGATCTGTCATCCCTACGAACATGAGACATCGGTGAACACTCGTATCACTATTGATGTGATGCAGAAGGATTTGTCACGTGATGATATAGTTGAAGTACTTGAAGGATTTATGAAAGCAATGGGATATAGTTTTAGTGATAAAGAATCTCTTTGTATTGAGGCATTTAAATGAAAATAGCAATACTAAATGACACCCACTGTGGTGCTCGAAATTCATCTGACATCTTTATGGGTTACCAAGAACGTTTCTATTCAGAAGTGTTCTTTCCGTATTTGTTAGAAAATGATATCAAGCAAATCATCCATC